CAATTGGAGATATGCGGTATCAATACGCGAGAAGTTACATGTTCCAGATGGCTGGTGTTCTTCTGGTTTAAGTGCGAACGAGTAGACACTGACATTACGGGCCAACTGCGAGCAATTGGATTTAGGATCCTGGGCGCGAGCGACAATATAACCAGCACCATCACCAGCAGCACTTACTGCCACATCAGTACCAGTTTGATTAACCGTTATGCTACAAATAGTTGTGGCGTCCGCCCATTGAGTTGTAACCGCAGTTACATTAACCATATGATTGGTTTGTTCACCCGCGGATGTTGGATAAGATAACGATAGCACATCACCTACAGATAGGGTTCCAGGATCAGTTGCTGTCCGGAATGTAACTACACCTGCGACTGTAACTGATATCTCCCCCAGATTCACAGCTGCCGCTGCACCAGCGACTACCGAATTTAATTCAGATTCACCAGTTAATGTTATCGGTGATGCCAACATTTGTGGACGTTCACTTTCCTTAACATTGAATCCAGGAACGGAAGTGTGGTGACGCATGGGTTGGAGCAATTGGTAGTATTCACGGTCCTGTTCCGCAAGACGGTCATGGCCATTGAGTGTGATTTTTACTTTCTCAGTTGTGATGGCATCAGCATCGGTCCAGATGAGTTCTTTAACCGGGTGGTTGAAGTTCATTTTATATTTCTGTGCGGCGGTTCCTTCAGATTGGGTTTGGACTTGTTCAATGAGGTATTCATGCGAAACCTGAGCAAATCGGCGACGTTCCTCCGTATCGAGGTAGATGTAATCACACCATACTTCAACCGTTGGTTGTGTTCCATAATCACCATTATCACGGGCATTACTGTTGGTAGAATTCCATGTGAATTTGAGTTTGACTTCGTGATATTGAAGGGCAATCAAAGGAAGAGCAAGTCCTGGATTGTTGCAAAACCATAATTGAAGAGGTACCATGATAGATTGTTGACTCGTTCCACCAGCTGTTACAAGTGCATTCGAGAAACCACCAGTCATATATTTAAGACCGGCCGCTTTAGATACGGGCGTTTTAAGTTCGTTCATGATATTCATGTATTCGTTGGTCTGTTTGTCGACTTGTTGACCTCCAATTTCGACTTGAACTTCATTGATCAATTTATCTCCCGAAACACCATCAGTTGTGTCCTGGTCACAACGGACGTAAACACTACTGAGCAAATCACCATTACGGGATACAGTGACTGTTCCTGTTGATGTAGAAGCCGCAGACAACTGTGAAGATCCATTGATCGTCTGTTGGATGGTTTCCATCGAGAAATTGGTGTGTCGACGGTAAACTACTTTGAAAAAAGTAATCTGTGGGTTACCTGTAAGGTAAATATCTTGTGCGCCATAAGCTACTAATTGCATTAATCCTCCTCCCATTTTTATACTATATACATAGAAAATAATTTGAGGAAAAATAATTAATTAATTAATTAAATAATAATATATATATTCATTCATACATTCATACATACATTCATACATTCATACATTCATATATAATACCTAATATAATATAATGCGTATCTTATTATTAGGCCTTTTTGTCGTCGTATTAGTATTAGTATTATTAGTATTATTATTATCATCATCAAAAAAGGAATATTTATCAATTGGTCCAATGAAACGAAATATGTCGTTAGATTTGCGATGCGAACCATCCATTCCACAACATAAATATAATACGGGTCCGTTTGGTATATCTTCTATAGTCCATTCTCCACGAATGAAATGTTTTGGACAGGAAGAATTACGTGATCGGTTCATCATTAATCATTAATCATTAATCATTAATGATTATTATAACCTCTATATATCAATGGGTGAAAAATTTATTGACCAATATTCACTATTACATTTAGCGGTAGGTATTGTTGTTTATTTTTGGGGTATAAGTATAACAAATTGGATTATAATTCATATGATATTTGAGTGGCTTGAAAATACCACGTATGGGATGATGGTTATCAACCTATATCTAAAAGGTATTTGGCCAGGTGGTAAAAATTATAGTGATTCGTTTACAAATATAATTAGCGATAATATATTTGCGAGTATAGGATGGATATTAGCATATTTTATTGATCATATGGGTAACAAATATAAATGGCATCGCTCTAATATAAATAATTGAAATATTCGTGGAGAGTAGAGAATTTTCCCTCCATTATAAAAATAAAAATAATAATAATAAAAATAAAAATAATTTACAATTTACAATTTACAATTTACAATTTACATACATATACATATAGTGATTTATATTTCTTTAATATTACTGGTGTCGGCATCAGATTCAGTCTTGGCTTTGGCGTCAGCAATAGCTTTAGTTGCGACCGGGTCTAATGCCGTAACAAAATCGAATACTTTTTTCGAGAATTTATAGTGACAGCCATTGGGTTGTTGATTATCTGGAATACGTTTAATATGTTCATTATTCGAATAAATTATTGCGACATACTTTTCATCCCATGATATTTCACAATAATTGTCCATTCTTCCTTGTAATAAGGTTTTAGCCTCCCCGTCGGTAGATTCTTCATAAAATTTACCATTTTCCCAGAATGTGCGATAGAAACATAGGGTTCCTGGATATACCCGATTACTATATGATTCTGTCATCTCAACCGTAGCAATTAATGAAATAAAACGTGTAATATGGAAAGCGCCGATCGTCGAACATCCTACACATAATTTCTCACTACGTAATAATTCTGTAACTATATTTCTAAATCCTGGTTGATAGAAGAAATAATCGTCATCCATACACAATATAACATTGTTTTTAGAAGCCTCTACGGCCATATTGCGTCGAGAACCCATAGTCGCTTCATCATCACATACTATATATTTAATACCGAATTTTTCGTATAAATCCGGTGGTGGTAATAGTGGTTTGATAACATCTGACGATGCCTTAGGAACTACAATTACCCATTCCATATCATCTTTCGGATAATCGGATGACGTATAGTTCAAAATGGGTAATCGGAACATTTCGGGTGTTGAATTATAGAGGGTTATAATACTAAGTGTGGGTAAATCATCATTTTTATATTCCATTCTATTAAACTTTTTACCAACGGTCTGTTTAAAAATATCACTAAATAAATCCATAAATTTTTGATTAAACATGGATTGATTCCGTATAGCATATTCCCGACAATTACGACCCATGACTTCCAATGATGCTGGAGATGTCTTTAGGACGGTTTCAATTGTGTCGGTCAGATCGGCAGAATTATATTTATATTTGGATCCCAGATAATTTTTAATTTTAGTCTTGGTACTGGAAATACTAAAGCAATTATCTTTATCAATAGAATCCAAAATAGGACCTTTAGTAATAGCGACTGGAATATTGCCCGATAATTGACATTGATTTACATTATGACTATAATTATCCACTTGTTCCAAGCAAATATGGATTGGGCATTGGTTAAACAAGACTTCGAATTTATCCGGAGACATATCCTCTATATAAATGATATTGGCAAGATTGCGTTTTGTTAATGCGTTTCGTGGAACACCACTAAACAAAATGTTTAGAGTTGGGTATTCTAATTTCCATAAATCAATTATTTTCTGTAAATCCATATATGTGTGATCTGTATACATCAGCATCCACCCCGCAGAATCCTTATCGGTTTGAATAGAAATGTCTGGGGACCGCCACCCAATATATTTAAGACGGTCTTTGTCTACATAATCCTTAAATGTATCATAGCAATAATGTGTTTTACATAAAACTAAATCGATGGATGGTAAATATTCCAAATAGTTTTTATGGAAATAATGCTGATTCGGGATAAGAATATTAAATTTAGCACGACGAATAAAACTAAAATTAATGGATTCCAAGAAAATATTTATGGTAGCTTCCGGGCAAGTATAATTATCTATATTGATATGTTCTATTGTCGGTTTACCCTTAAAACGTTTAAAAAGATAGGTTAGAAGCTCGGCATCCACCATAACACTATTAGAGCGATCATGATGAATAATATTGATTTTCATGATGTATTTAATAAAATAATGGTGTTTCTTTAACTATTTTTTATAGGATAAAATAAGTCTATTTTTCGGCTTCTTTAATTTCGTTGGCTTTATCTACGATAGATTGGTCAAAATTATTGTCTTTAAGTAAATCTACGGCAATATAGTCGTTTGAGATACCTGGTTTTAATTGATATGTAAAATTCAGTTTACCATTATTGCGATTTATCTCCATTTTATAGTTTGTAAATTGTGTCAGTTTCGTTAATTGTGGATAATGGGTTGTGACAACAGTAATACTATTCGGATAGGTTGCTAATTGTTCCCCTATAGCAAATGAACTGGCGACACCTTCTTTAGGATTTGTCCCGCTAAATAATTCATCGATAATTATAAAGGCGAATTCATTGGGTTTTAATGACTTAATACGTTTTATATGATTGGAAATACGCTCCATTTCATTTTCAAACAACGATTTTTTACCTTTTGTATCATATATATTGAGATAGGTATTCACATAATGAAATGGTGTTATATACATTTTTTCTACTGGGGCAATACCGATTGTTTGTGCCAGTAATACGGCTATAGATAATGTTTTTATTAATGTCGATTTCCCACCAGCATTCGGTCCTGTTAACACAATATTTCGGTTCGTTTTTAGACCTATATCGATTGTATTTTTAACGGCATTGGGAATAGATGGATGAAAAAAATTCTTCATGAATATGCATGGATTTTTTTTATTTTCTATATATTCCGAAAAATTATATCCATGATTGCGAACTAAGGTTGCTATAGAATATAAAAAATCGACTTCCCCCAATATGGCCAATGATGTCCGTATCTGTCCATTATCAGCATTGATAATTTTATAATGACGTATTAATTTTCCTTTATTTGAAACAATGTGATATGGATTGTCATAGGCTTTATCATCCAATAGGCTATAATGAATACGACTATTCTTATTACCGATTAGTTCTTGAATTTCACCAAATATATGGATATATTGTTTTAAATTTACTAAACGTTGATGAAGTGTATTTAAGACACGTTGTGTGCTAAATGAAAATGTCGTGGATGTATATAATGTATAGAGATACATCAATATTGTAAATGTAACCTTTGCCATAGATACGAATGATTTATCGGCGGGCATCGATAATGCGGGGACCCCTATAAAAATATAGCCAAAATACTTAGAAATATCAATATCTTTTAAGAAATATAATTTCGCCAAGAAGAATGGTATTAATATGACTAATATGGGTGATAGTAAATTATAGATGGGACTGAATATATTATAATTATTATAGAGATTGAGGAAATTTTCACTATTATTGAGAAAATTTAATAGTTTAAAATTAATCATAGTGCTATTAATAATATTTTCTTGTTCTTCAAAATTATGACAATACGGAATCAGATTCCTTTCTAATTTTTGAATTTCCCGTAATTTAGTGTCTATCAATTCATAATTATCCATAATCCGTTCAACATCACGTCGTAATTTTCGTAAAGTGTTGACATTTGTTGTCGGCATATTTAGTTGACGCTTGAGATATATTTCACCAGAAATAGTTTGGGTTTTATTTATGATATTAAATATAGAATTATCGGCATTATCGGTATAATCTTTATATATTTCCAGATTATCATATACATGATTTTGGATAGCGATATCAGCTTTTTGTTCGGTGAATATGGAATCTGTATATACACTACGGCATTTTTCTCTATCAATATTTTCGGTATTTAAAGTGGATTCAATCACATCGATCTTATTTTTAAAAAGAAACATGCTATTTATTATTATATGATTATATAAATCATATTATTTACTAAAACAAACCGTTTGAATTCATAAAAATATTATATTATATATATATTATAATGGCTAATAATAATAGTAATAGTAATAACGTCGTCGCATCCAATTTAGATGACAATAACTATAATACCGATATTGAAATGACGACTAATGCGAGTTTGTCGGGTATGTCCAATGATTATAATACATTAAATGCTGACGCGGGTGCTTTCCCAAGTGTAACTGCTCAAATTATTAGACAAGCAAATGGAACAGCCAATCCCGAAAAACTGATTATGTTTGAAGGATGTTCCATGAATACGAATTCGAGTGATACTAATGAAAATTGTTTTATGGGTAATAAATCCAATTTAGATTACCAATATCAAACCCATAATGAATGGTGTAATGCGGTTGGTAGTAATTTATTATTTAATAGAATGAATAATGCGAATGCACATACGGTAGAAACAAAACCGTTAAATGTGCGCCCTTTGGGAAAAAGCGAAGAAGATGGGGTAGTAAATGCTGTCACACAACCTTTATGCGAACAATATAATTGTTCACGTGGCAAACAATGTAGTCCTGTATGCAAACAGTTAAATTGTATGAATTGCCATTGTTAATATCAATACCATTTACCTATTACCATTTACCTATTATTAAGCAATAGTAGTTTACATTCCTTTCGTAATTGTTCATGTAAGTCAACACCTTCTGTATCAAATAATTTTTGAAACCGTTTATAGGTGCTGATGTGTCTTGAATTTAAAAAATGTGTTAGTTCCTTAATATTATACAAATGTTCGTAATGGTTATCTAACATAAAATTCTTCCAATCTATAAGATCGTTTATTGTTTCATCTTTATCCTTATAAATCCATTTATCACCATCTAATATTTTTAACATTTTTTCATTCTTATTTGGCATTATTATATTATTATTTTCCGGCTTTTCTTTATTGAAATGAACAGCTTCGATCATTTTCTGGATCATACCATAGGGTCCTTTTAGTAATTCGGTTTTAAATGCGTCTGTAATATGACTTAGGTCTTCATTACCATAACTATTAATATTAATCGAATTATTATTAGTAGTCGGGTTATCTATATTAATAGTTGTCCCTTGTTTTTCTATTAATGTTTCTATGTATTTATATAATTGACTTTTTTCTTTTTCATATGATTCCTTTTCTTTTTTTTGTTCCTGAATCATTATTTTTATTTTATCTGTTTCCATTTTTTCTTTTTTAACGAATTTACATCGATGTAGTTCATGTCTGCGTTTACTGGGTATTGTATTAAATAGACAATCGCAATAATCGCATTGATGTGTTTTTTTGTGCTCATTTTTTTCCGTTTTTGGTTCATTTTGGTTCATTGCCGGTTCATTTAAAACCGTATTTTGGCCATTTTGGTTCATTTGCGGTTCATTTTGGTTCATTTTTATACTTTTTCTAATAATTATACCACCAGTCTGTTCGTTTAATAAATGCTTTTTTGTTTTTAGGTGGCGAATAAAATGCGTTTTTATTTTTGTAGTAAAAACACAACATTGACAATTATATGGTATCATTTATATTATAAATGTATATATTAATTTCAACTCCCACCTATTAAGAAATATACTTTTTATACTTTTTATATACTTTTTTATACTTTTTATATACTTTTTTATACTTTTTTTATACTTTTTTTATACTTTTTTATACTTTTTTTATACTTTTTTTAGCCATAATATATTACTAACATATAACACCATAATCTAACATTCCATCAACCATTTTGGATAAGGAAAAAAAAATAAAAAGTATAAAAAAGTATAAATGAACCAGTAAAAAGGTATATTTCGGGGGGAGAGAGAGAGACCCTTTTTTAGAAATAAAAAAATCGAAAATCGAAAATCGAAAATCGAACAATTCATATTCATATTCATATTCATAATTACTTATAGCAACAATAGATAATAATAATACTACAATGATTATTCATTATCATAATGCCATTTATACGATTGAAGAAATTGAAAATGAAACAACAGAAATAAATTTAGATAGGGGATATAATATTGTGAAATTGATAGAGGCTCATGGAATGGACCTTAATAAAGCTACATTATATGCGAATTATTATATATACTCGAAATATCACGGGTGTATTTATAGTGAAAAAATACGTCACACATTAAAGTCGTTGGAATGATTAGTATATTTACATCTTAAAAATCGGCATCCAATACAATATCTTTATTTGTAATGTTATTTGTTTTAACACCGGCCTTTGAATATTCAGCTACTCTTTTTTCGAAAAAATTGGTTTTACCTTCCATTGAAATCATATCCATAAAATTAAATGGATTTTTAGCATTATATATTTTCGAGTATCCTAATTGAACAACAAGACGATTCGCAACAAATTCGATATATTCTTTCATCATATCCGAGTTCATTCCTATTAATTTACATGGAATCGATTCGGTTATAAATTCTTTTTCAATAGTAACTGCCTCTTCAATTATATTTTTGATGACACTTTCATCCAATTTATTATTTAATAACGAATATAATAATACAGCAAATTCCGTATGAAGACCTTCATCGCGACTAATCAATTCATTACTAAATGTTAGTCCAGGCATTAACCCGCGTTTTTTTAACCAGAAGATCGAACAAAACGCACCTGAAAAAAAGATACCTTCAACTGCGGCAAATGCCACCAATCGTGTTCCAAAACACGATTTTTTATCAACAAGCCATTTTAGCGCCCATTGCGCTTTTCGTGCGACAGATGGTATTGTGGTAATCGCATTAAATAGTCGGTCCTTTTCAGTATCATCTTTAATTATAGTATCAATTAGGAGTGAATAGGTTTCGGAATGTATATTTTCAATAGCAATCTGGAAACCATAAAAACAACGTGCTTCTGGTATCTGGACTTCGTTACAAAAGCGTTCTACTAAATTCTCATTTACAATACCATCACTTGCGGCAAAAAATGCTAATATATTTTTAATAAAAAACTGTTCATTTTCATTTAATTTTTCCCAATCATTATGGTCCTTCGATAAATCGATTTCTTCAACAGTCCATATAGAAGCCAAGGCTTTTTTATACATAGACCATATACTATGCCATTTTATAGGGAATAAAACATAACGATTAGGGTTTTCCGCAAGCAAGGGTTCACTATATTTCATCATTGGTTATATTATATATTATATATTATATATTATATATTATATATTATTTCTATAAATAATAATAGTAATTACCTTAAATAATGATATTGTCTGCGCGAGTATTATTATAATTATGGACTAATTTCCCATATATTTTATTAAATTTATCGACAAATGTGTTGATCTTAAATATGGAATGCGACTGTAATTTTTCTATTTGGTGTTTTAGCTTCTGATAATTAGTTTTGTCGGCAAGATGTTGGGCCATCATTATATATTCATTGGTATTACTACATACTAATTCACTAACTCCCACATTTTTTAGGATAGATGCTGTAATACGTGTTTCAGGTGTGATACCCTCGACCGTAATAATCGGCAAACCACACCATAATACATCAAAAACCATCGTTTTTAAATTATAATTTAATGTATCGAGCACACAATCAAAATATAATAATCGTGTCATATTAAGATGTTGTGCTATATATGGCATAAAATAAATACGGTCTTTCATTGTAGAATCGAAATATTTCAATATATTCTCCCGATTTTCAACGGGAACCGTTTCCATTATATATAAAACACTCTTTGGTATTTTATCTAAGATAATTTGATAGATAATTAAATCTTTTCGCGATAATTTTCGTAATCCACTTAGACAACAAAAACGAATAACATTTTTCTGTTTACATTTCGGTAAAATAATATTACTATAAATACTAAATAATGTAGATTCCTTAATATTACGTTTTTTTAGATTTTTGATTTTATTGTAGTTTGTTTTAAATAAGGCCATATTTTCATCGCTAATATTAAAACGTTCAATGATTGACTTAATCTGTCTTTCAATTAAAAATTCCTTATTATAAATACCCTTGAATATAATGTCAATATTATATTTTATAATTTTATAGAAATAGCGAATAACAAATTCATACATATCGCCATTCGGTTCTTTTTGGATAGTCGCTATTATGTTATCATAATTCATTTTAGTATTCGGGTTATCCGGGTAATTTACTTCATGATCACATGGAATAAATGAATTTGGCAATATTATTAACTTTTCACTAAAATGATAATCGAAGTTATCAATATAATGCGAATCCGTTATATAATAATCAATATAGTCTTGGTTTGTGGTCCCTAAATAACCAATATAATTTACTTGTATTGGAGCGGGACGTTTAGCAAGAATAGTATAGACATATTTATTATCGATATTACACATATTGATTAATATATCGGCCTCCTTCATTAACGATTCGTTGTCCACATTAATACGGTGATAGATAATACCTTTCATTATACACCGACATTTAATGTTGACTGATGATAAATCGTATATTATGATGGTTCCATTTGTTAGAGTTGCTGTTGACGTCTGTATAAAATTAATAACTGACGTATATAGATTATCAATTATAAATCCAATAGTAGGATTATTATGGACGGGAGTTTTAATTATATCCAGTCCAATATTAGGTATATCACTTAAATAATTTATAGTGCATTTATCGACAATCTCATTATTCATACCGATATATTTTAACAATAATGGAGAGCATTTATTATGTTTCGCATACTCTATCACCATAGGCAATTGTATTATATTAAAATCGCAGACATTATTATATAGTAATACTCTATCCCAAAAATTATGCTTGTCTATTAATTTTAAACAATTATAATAATCTTCATTATCATAATAATAATTATATAGTTTTTGCGTATTAACATCGTTATTATTATAGAAATTTATCATGCAAAGATGATATTCTATATTAATGTCTTTGGATAATGCCTTGTGATGAAAATTCTCAGCAAAAGTAGTGAATTTTTTTTTGAGTTTATCATATATTGTCGTCATATATACGTCATATTCCATTATATCTGGAAGGTTAATGGCAAGATTATACATTACCAATAATTTCTTTGATATGGTAGTTTTAAGGTCGGTATCTATGAAAAATGTGTCGGTTGCTATAAAACATGTATTAATACATCGTGATACGCTGATTAGTTTTTCGTGGTCACGTTCGGTGGTATTCATATTAAAAATATCCTTTATATCATTATTGATGGTGCTGATTAAAAATGTAAAATTATCCATATTATAGTATAAATGTATTTTACCTTTTAATTAATAATTATTATTATTAATATTATTAATAATAATAATTAATATTATTCTTATATAATAATGGATCAACTTAAACAAAAAACACAATATATAAGGGATATTCTACAGAATAATATTGAAATATATAAAAAGGGTATCTTAGTTGTGGTTATATTCTTTGTAGTAATATTTTTTAGTTTTTTTATTTCAAAGGAATATAGAGTAAATTCGGCCTTAGAACGCATTAAGTTATATGAAAACTATATGTCATTGGATTCAACACGTGATAATCTCGATTTACGTTTATGTGATTTCTATGTCGCGAGTAGTTTTCGTCCACTAACTGCCATAAATCAGCGGTTCGATTATAATTCCACTAAAATATTAGAAAAAGTATTAAAATATGGCGCACGGTTCTTATGGCTCGATGTCTTTAATGATGGAGTTGGTAAATCACCAAATCCTATAATATGTGTCGGTGAACGAAAAGGAAATTGGAACTATTCACTAAACAGTGTGTCGTTTGATGATTGTATGTATACAATTGCTACTACAGCATTTAAATCTGGTAAGGTTGATAATTATGAAGACCCATTGATAATTGCCTTAAATTTAAATAT